ACGAACTGCACTTGCTTTTACCCAAACACGTTTAGCAGAGGCTCAGGGTCAGGAGATACCGGAGCCGGAGGAGGAATGATGACAGCTAAAATTCATTTAAGGCGCAACAATTCTTTTTCGTTTTGTTGATTGTATGCAGGAAGAAGGAAATTGAAACCTTTTACAAGTGATTTCAGAGAAGTGAACTGCAAAAACTGTATAAAATCTGCTCACTATTGGCGCATTAAGGAAACTGCGACAGAAGAGATACCGGAGCCGGAGGAGGAGAAATGAAAATACATTATGCTTCTAGTGGTGGTTTTACGCCATGTGGATTACCCACATATTACAATACAATCCAAGTTACTGTAGATTTTTGTGATGTGACTTGCAAGAATTGCCGCCGAACAGAAGAATTTATATATGCGTGGAAAGCCATGAGCGACCTTGACGCTGTGGTGAAGGCAGAACTAACCGTAACCCTCTATTGCGACAAGTGCGGCGCCCCGTGTGGGAGCATGACGCTTCCGTTCTCCGGCACTCTGGTTTCCATCGTTTGTCAGGATTGCCTAAGGCAAACAAGAGAGGAGAGGAACAGATGACTAAGACTTATCAGCGTATCCTATGGCTAAATGATCTAAGTGGTATTGTAGAGACTACTACTATCTCTGACTATACTACAGCCTTAGGTCAAAGAGGGCTTACCAAAGAGGAAGTTACGAGATACCGGAGGATGATTATTGATAGACCTATGTTCTGGACGGAATATAATCCTAACCCTTAACCCGGTTCAGGAGGAGATATGAACCTGCAATCAATTATATCAGATTGGCTGAAACAGAACGGCTATGACGGCTTGCTTCACGCCTATACTTGTTGCGGATGCAGTTTAGATGATTTTATGCCCTGTGGCGAACCCAAACCAGATTGCGAACCAGGATACGCGAACCCTGTATGCGAATGTGGCGGCGAGTGTGATGTGGGAATATATATGGTTAAGCCAGGGACTAACCCTTAACCCGGTTCAGGTCGGCTACCAAGTCCCTCCAAGCCAGACCGTCTGGAGACTTGTGGTCGGCCCTGAACCAATCCAACCCCAGCAGGGCAAAGGCTTCGTCGCAGTAAACACTCGTAAACGCCGGGGTCATCGCCACCTTCTCGCCCCAGGTGTAGTTGTAGAGGTTGCCCTGGGCATCGTACTGGCAGCAGACGGTAAGATGCCCTCCCCAACCGAAGCTGGCACTCTCAGGCCCGCCGCTGACCACATCCCAGACAGACTGATTCTGTGCCGACAGGGGCAATCCTATCCCGGTGAACACGCCCCCGAAGAGATGTATAGCCGCCTTGACCTGCTCAATCTTGGTGGGGTTCACCGCCACGAAAGCACCCAGGGGATGCCCGGCGATAGGATTCTTCAACCAGTATTTCAGAAACGACAGCACGTTCAGCCCCGAGTCAACCCCGCCGGTGCAGGTGTAGTAGACATTGAGCAAGTCGGCATCTGAGATAATCCGCTCCCTGGCAGCGTTAGCCGACCAGACTTGTACCTGGTGGACGGCACCCGACACCACACAGCAAGAGTGAACGTCGTTGCAGGCTTTCGTCATCCGGCTGAGTTTAGTGTAGTGGTTGTCCTCACCCGGGATGGGCCGGAGCTTGGCGGTGTCGAGGTACTGCGACAGACGCAGGGTGCGCCGGTCACGCTGAGGGAAGTCCTTGCCGAGTAGACGGGTCATCTCACCATGCTCCAAAGGATTACCCCCATCCCAGCCAAGAACGCTGTGACCGGGATGAGGAGGTATTTAAGGAACCATAGCCAGCGTTTGTCCACTACTTCACCAGCACCCTTAATGGCCGGTACTCAGGCAACGCCGGGGTAGCACCCTTGAGCTTCCCCAACTGAGCCTGCGCCACGGCAGCGTTGGCAGCGTCAACCGCATCGAAGGCAGACTTGAGTTCAGAGATAACGAAGCAACCACCCCCGACTATAACACGCAACACCGCCGAAGCCTTGGCTATCCCCAGGACCGGGAAGAACATCGCTCCCGCGGCCTGTGCTGCGTCCAGGGCAGCAAGCATTGCGGCGGCTGTCGCCTGTTGCTCGGGGGTAGGGGAGCACATGAATCCCACCGGCCCTGAGTTCAGGACAGAGTTGAGGCATGTCGCTCCAGTTATCCCAAACACCATTGCCACGATTAGACATAGAATCGCTGCCTTACGCATAAATCCTCCTGAGGTTCATTTTGATTTCTCCCTACATTCGCTCTCATGAGCGTGATAACCCTCTAGATGGGCTAACCTTTCCTTCGTTTTAGACACGTCCATCAGCAATAATTCCTTAGTCTTTGCCGCTTCCTGCCACTGCAATTTGTTCTGGGTTTTCATCTCGGTCAACTCGCTCTGGGCAAACCAGACCGCCAAGCTCAACAGGAACAGGATGGCAGACCCGGCTATCTTCCAGATGTGTTCCTTGTTCATTGGCTGCCAGATTTAGTTACCCCAGACCTGAGAAATGCCAGTCCCAGCGAGGCCAGGATGCCCATGATAACGTCGTACTGCTGTTGGGTGATGTACCCCAGGGCCAGCGCCCCGGTGAGGATGATGCCGAGTGCTGCTGTGATGTAAGTCCTGTACCCGCTAAGCATTTCAGTCCTCCATCAATTCTTTAATCGCTCTATATTTAAGAGACTCAATCCCACCGATGAACTTATGCATCTGCTCTTCTGCCCCTATCGACCACGCTGTCCCAACCGATTGGTCTTGGTGCAGAGACACAATCCCGACTGCGAATATGTCACCTGACTTGGCCCGCCGGATAACGTCCTCCAGTAGTTGGATAATGTCCTGGTAGAGGTTCGAGTCCTTGGGCAGCAGTTCGACTACCTTGAGGTTGGTGGTCATTAGCTCGGCACCCGATAACCCAAGACCCGTTCCATAGGAAACCAGGCGTACCCAACCTTATCCCCCTGGTTGCCCCCCAGGAGCCGCACACGGTCATCATCCCAATCATCGAGGAAACCTACATGGCCTGAGTTCTCACCGCGCTCCAGCACCACCACAACGCCCTGGTCAACTTCCTCATCAGTGGCTTCCCGGCCCCAGTTGAGCCACGACCTCGCCCAAGCGGAGTTGGTGCCTTTCACCCCGGCCTGCTCCATGCACCAGTTGGCGAAGGCGGAGCACCAGGGGGTCTCGTCGTTGTGGTTCTCCGGGCTGCCGAGAGTGGTCGACTCCAGATACTCCACAATCCTGGGGTTATCTCCCGGGCCTGGAACTTCCGACACCCCGAGTTCGTGCTGGGCGATTTTGAACCAAGGACACTTCATTTCAATCCTCCTGCATCGGTTGCTTTTACCTAAGCAGTAAAAGGAGAAGTTCATTTCCTGATCTCAAATGGCTCTGTATATGCCACCACCGGAGGCGGCGGGTTCTTTACATTCTGGTAACTGGCGGTAAGTTTCAGCACCGCCTTGCCCTCCGGGGTCCATTCGGGTATCGAAACATAAGCCTTTTTGACCACATCTCCAATGGGCAGATGGCCCGAAATATCCCGCAGGGGAATGTAGACCTCTTCAGAACCATCAAAAGGTTTAACTATCAACTGTTTAACCAAATCCCCAGGAACATCTTTGAACTTGTAATAATGGATCCGGTAGCCGATCGCCCTCCCTGGTTGCACCGTCTTGGAGCCGCAGATTTTAAAGGGCGGGTCAATGGCTTTAATGACAGGTGCTGGTGGGATAGCCGAGATGATTAAATCTCCTATAACAAAGGCACAAAGGAACGCCGCCAGGGAGATAAAGAATACTACCATGTGCTTCTGAAATTCATGCTGGCTCACTTATAACCCCCATTCTTGCGCTGCTCATCCCTGGCTTCCCGCTCCAACCGTATCCTCTGTAGAGTGTCAATGCGGGTTATGTCGCCTTGCATCTTCATAATCAGACTATTAAAGGATTCCTGTGAAGACTCAATCTTCGATAATCGGAGATTTATTGACGCATCCCCCGCCTCGATCTTGTTGCCCAAGGAGTTGAACCCTATCGCAATCAGGACGGCAATCAGTCCAGCCATTGCAGTGATTATTACCGTACTCAGGTTCCATGCTTTAGTATCTCCATTTGCCATCCTCTCCCCCTCACTGTGCAAAGTGGCTGATGGTTTACTGCGGCTCCTATTTTCTTAGTCCGCATTGGATGAAGTAACTTTCTGCCAGTTCGTCCCATTATGAAAGCAGATGGTGTGCAGGGTTGAATCAAAAACCACCATGCCTTCTACTGGAGCACTAATAGCTAACCGAGCCGTTGTGTTCATAGTTTTTAAAGCAAGACATCCTCCTGGATATAAAGTCAGTGCTATAGCGGCATTAGGTTCAAATACTATCGGGTGACTTCCTAAAGTAGTCAGATTAAGTTGTGCGCTATCTGCATATAAGCCAAAGAAGTCTCTGGCTTCTGCTGCCAAATTAAAATACGTTCCACCTAACCGCAGATATGTTCCGGGAACTGCCGTCGTAGATGCATTAAATTCGGTATGGGATGCACTGGTTCCATTGCCTATGCCAGTCAGATCGAACTTAGGACCGGCTGCCGCACTTCTACTATGCAAGGTGATTATTTCTGTTTCTGCCGCCGTTATAAGGGTGGTATAGGTTTTCCAGGCCCAATCAGTCGTAACCCCTGCAAACGTTAGATTGCGCTGCGATCCTCCCTGCCATCCCAGATCAGAGATGAGAGTATTACACCGCAGGGCAGATACCATAGCACTTATATAAGCAGAGCTTGTTCCAGTTATCTTCAGGGCTATCCTATTTGCCAAAGAATCGTCGGTAGTAAATGCCACTGATAACTGGCCAAGATTAATATTCTGGCTCTCATCAACCAGAACCGCCAGAACTGATGGTTCTTCCGTTAAAATACAGCCAATATTAACGTCATTGCTATGGGTAATCAAAAGCCCTGGAACTGAGGTTGATCCGGCATCATTACCGTGCTGCACTGCCAGCATATCAGCCGTGAACCCACTTGAGTTGATGCTGCAAACCGGGCCTTCGGTAACATTATTCACCCAGACATTTGAGAGATTCACTGCGCTACAAAGTGTGGTTCCAGAGGTTGTGGCACCCCCGATTATCAACCCTCGCTTAGAACAATCAGTGATTCCCACATTGCTGAGGCCGTTGTTTTCTGCTCCATACCACTGCACACCGCTGGAAAAAGCGTTATTGGTCCTGTTGCCATTTACTTCCATATCTCGAAGAAATACCTGATGGGTGTAGTTAGCACCTAAAGTCCCTCTCCTGTCCACCATGACCACGAATTTCTCAACTGAGGGAGCCGCCCCATCGGTGAATTTCAGGGTAGTGTGGTAAACACCCTCCCCTTCTAAGGTCGTGCCCGGTCCTATCAATATATTATCACTAGTGAGGTATGTACCGTTTGAAAGGTGAACCACTCCGCAGCGCACTAACTCGCCACTCCAAGTTAGGGAGCCATCACCATAGGGAGGCAGAGACTTTAAGGCTTTGGAGATGGGAATATAATCATCCGTAGTACCATCGCCCTTGGCCCCAAACCACTTGGCCTGCACTATCGGGGTATTCGTGGTGCCAGCCGTTACAGTTCCGCCAAACTGCACCTTCCCGCCAAAAGCCGTGTATTCAAAAATTTGGTATAGGCCGGCTTCCATGGTGTCATTGATAGTGAGGGTCTGGGCGGTGGCAATGGTAAGAATAGCTCCAGGCATAAACTTCACACGAGCCGCCAAGGTCAGGGCAGAGGTTATGGAATAGGGTCGCCCAATGAGCAATTGCTTGCCCGCAGCCGCTGCAACCGCATCAGCCGCCGCCAGAGCCGCTTGGTTGGAGCCATAGTCCTGGGCCGCTACATATCCCGGGAAATGTTGTGCTGTCCCTTGCTGTGTCAATTTCATAACGACCCCTTTCAAAAAGCGGATTATTGATCTCCAAAGCCGCATACATACAACTCGTCAACGTCAATTAAGTCACCGGCAATATTGTAAACCTTAACAGATATTTCCCCGGCAGCCTTGGATATGAGATTAGGGACGGGAGGCGAGGTGGTATTCCGGTAAGCGGCAACCATTGGCACCCAGTTGGCGCTGGAAAAATCAGTGCCAATCGTCACCACATAAAACCCTGTGCTGGTTCTCGAACACGTTGCATTATAAGCGGTTCCCACCACGTTCCCGGTGGCCCCGTTGATGGTGATATAAAATTTAACCGACGAGGGGTGGAACTGCTGGGTTGCCGGAGCCACATAATGCGCCGCCTCGCTCCCGGCTTCCTGTTCAGCCTGGGATGCAGCCGAGATTCCCACTGCCATCGGCTTGGTTATTAAACACATATAAGTGCCGTCATACAAGAGGAGGATTGTTTGTCCACTGATCAGGTCAGTGAGGACCGTATCCCCAAGGGAACCGTCAGCGTTGCGCCTCTTGATGGTTTTGGCCCCGAGGGAATTGACGTTAATGGTCGATGCGCCAGTATTGCTGGCTGTCAATGTCACGGCAATCAACTGGCCGGCCACATAAGCACCCAGGACCGGGGATAATGTCAGGGTAAGGGTGTCGCCTGTGCCACCCGCTACGCCATAATTTGTGACATTTGACTGCAACAGGTTGGCCCTGACCGCCTGGTTGACTGTAGTGGGGTTAGACGCAGGCAGAATGGGTATGTGGGAGAAAGTCTTTATGCCGTCAACCGTTTGGTCGTTGACAATGTCGGCGGCGTTGGCCTTGACCTGCGCCTTGATATTCTGTAGTTGGTCGTGCAAATCGGTGGGGCTGTCTGTGCCCACCGGGGTGTTGCTCGCTGCTGTGGTTGACCAATCAGCCCAAATATCTGCCATTTTATTGCTCCTCTTTCTGTTTGCCGCTGTTTTTTAACTTTTCAGAAGCCAAATATGACATGATCTTCCCAACTGGCAATGCCATACCAGTTGTTTCTTTAAGTCCTTTGCCATAAATGGATAGAAACTCACCTTGCAACCGGGGGGAACTGGCCGCTAACACTCCCCAAAACGCAGGGTTGATAATTTTATGCAACAATACGCCTGCGCCGGCCCCACCAACAGCCATTAATCCCGCCAATCCATGAGGTAATGCAGGAGCCATCATTCCCCCGGCAATCTGCCCCCCCAAGTCTTGTCCAGACTCCTGACTTAAAATGTCAACTAACTCCTTTCTCAGCGGAAAATTATCTCTCATCGCCGAACTGAGTCTTCGCAAGGTTTGATCGGCCACTACCCTCCCGGTCATACCCTGCTTTCTCAACGTCAGACCGGCCTCCAAATCCTTGATTAAGTTGGTAGCTTCAGCATAGGGTTTCGTCAGGTTTGCATATTCTGGCACCTGATTTTCCAGGGTCTTCGCTACTTCTTTTGTCAATGAGGTAGTAAAGGCCCGGGCCTGGGAGGATTCAGCATAGAAATCACTCAAGTATCTTTTCAGAGCATCCACACCCAAAGGGGTTTTATCTTTCCATGACCACACGGTTTCAATCATGTCCTTGATTTCTTTCCGTCCTCGATTGCCTATCGCCACTGTGGATAAATCTATATCCCCCTCGGGAGTTACCCCAACCCGATATGAAGTCATCAAATCCCTTAATTTCAGTTGAATCGGGGTCATATCTATTTCATTGGTATTTTTACTAATTTCAGCTAATTGATCGGTATATGCTTTCCCTCTCGCATCCTTCAGAGTTTGAAGTGCCGCCTTAGCATTTCCCACTATTTCTTCGCCGGTAATATCCCCCCGCATAGCCGCGGTGAAGTCTTTAGAACCTTGCAATGCCGTATCTATGGCAGCGCCCCCTGTCCCACTCATTTTCCCGAGTAGAGGTTTAACCACCTTCCCCGCCATCCCCAATGCACCCTTGAGGACTGGGCCTGCAACTTCCCCGGCCATAGTTGTCAATGCGCCGGTTCCTAATTCGCCTGCAACATTACCGGGGATTTCTCCAAGGGTTTCCGGTTTCTTACCCCCACTCCATTCATCCAAGGCATTAGCAGTCCTGGCTCCCATGCCATATCCAAGAGTGCCTCCAGCCAATGCTCCCGGATAACTGGTAGCCCCTGCGGTCAGGAGACCCGAACCGGCCCCTAACAGAGACCCGGCTGTCAACCCGCCATATTCTAAGGTCGGCCTTAGTGCGGGCATAGCTGCTCGTGTTGCTCCCTTTAAATCAAGAATCGTGCCTGGTTGGGAAATAACTTGTGCTTCCGGTGATGCTTGGAAAGCATTTGGTTCTGGTTGGGGTTTCTGAGGAACCGCACCCTGTACGCCAGCCACCGCCGTTCCTTCACGTCTGGCTAATTCTGCATTAATATCCTGTGCATTCGGTTGCCACTGCGCTCGTCTTGCTAATTCTGCCTCTACTTCTTCCAGGGTAGGTTTTTCCCCTACCGTTGCCGCAACCTTCCCGGCCATTATTTCACCCCGAGAAGGTTCCAAAGGGGAACCTGCTATCACCGTATCGCCTCGAGTCAACCCATGCGCTCGCATCCAATCAACGTGATTCCCAGACGGGTCAACCATGCTCATGTGCAAGTGGGGTTTGTCCACCACGTTCCCCACAGTTGCAAATTGCTCGCCTGCAGGGATTATCTGACCGGGTTTCAGGTGTGATATGTCTCCGGTATGGGCAAAACGATATTCAACCCCCGTATCAACGTCCTTGGCATGGAGCCAGTAGTCGTTATCTCTCAGATTAGTGCCGCCGCGCTTGCCGTAAAGAATCTCCATATTACCAGGAGCGACAACCGGAGTCCCGGGGTCAGCGTATAAGTCCCCGCCCATGTGGGGGCCGTGACTCCTCTTGTCATTGAACTCGCCGCCTAAATCCCCGGATATAGGAGAGATGATCGGTTTGGTCTCCCGGCGCGCTATTTCCTGTTCTATCTCATCGAGGTTGTAATCTGCCATTACCGTCCACCCTTCAACCTATCCCGCAGTGCCTTGAGTTCATCAGTAGACATACTTCCCAAGTTCCTCCCCCCACCGGAAGGAAGTTGCTGGGTCGCCGCTGGGCCTTTCCTTTTGCTCCCCGGGAGGGCTAAATCGCTCAATTCCTGTCTCTTTATGTCCACCGCAGTTGCCAAACTTCCTTTGCGGTTCTGAGTTTCTGATTCCATAAAGGACAATGCCGCTTCAAATTGTTCGGGGGTCTGTGCTGTTGACAACAGCTTTTCGACCTTGGCAATTTCCTGTTCTGCCATCTGAGTATTCCCAGCACTGGCAGTTGTGGTGATACGAGTAAATTCATTCACCAAAGTCTTTACGCCAACGTCAAATTTCGCCAATGCAGGATCGCCGGTCAATGATCTTTTTCCTGCCTGGAACCACCTATTGATGACCGGAACTCCGGTTCTGTCAACGTCCTGACCTATTGTCCTAACTAATGCAGCATTTCGGTCGAAATTGTCAGTAAACGCGTTAATCATCGTCTGCTGTTTTACTAAACCTCCCAAAGCGGTCTTGGTAGCTCCATAAACCGCCTTATTTTGTATTTGTTCATTGGGAGAGGTTCCCGCTTCATTAGCTAATTCACTAGCCCTGGTCATAACCACCTTGCGGAAGTCAGCCATGCCGAAACCACCAGGCAATTCTCCAGTTTGGTTATATTTTGCGGCTTCCCTGTCCACCATAGCCGGATCAAAAAATTGCGGCTGTTTGGGCCCGGGCATACCCGGTTCAAGATTAGCGTAAACTGGGTTGCCATCTTTATCTATTGTCAACCCGATCCTATCTTTAGGGACTTTTTCCTTCATACTTTGATAACGTGCAAATCCTTCCGGGTCATTCTTGAAAAATTCTACTTCGTTCATGTTTCTTTCAGCAGCGGATTTTTTATCCTGAATAGCCGACGTAATCTTATCCACTGCCGCTTTATCCCCTCGCTGGAGGGCATCGGCCAATAGTTGGTCAGTCGTTAAATTCTTCCCGGCCTTATCTTTTTCTAAGTACGCCTTGGTGTATAATTTCGCCAGTTCGTTGTCCTTCTGCATTTTCATGGCAGCCAGCATGGTTACCGGGAGCTGCGCCATCATCGCCGGCCGCTGTTCTTTGGGCGCCATCATGGTTGCGCCGAATTGCATCAAGGCCAAAGATGGCATGAGCCATTTGTTTTGTTCAGGGAATACCCCCGCGGCCTGGGCATCCTGTACCGCTTGCGATGCTGCCTGTGCCCCGCCTCGGACTCCAGGGACAAGTCCCGGCACTTGAGCAGGTGCGGTTGCTGGGGGCACCATGTCCTGGGTAGTCGGCTGCGCCATTGCCTGTTGAGCCGCCTGACCCATAGACAGCATGGCAGGGTCTACTGGCTGGCCGGACACGCCCCCGGGGACGATTCCGGGGATGCCGCCCGTCTGTTGCGCCATCAGCGCCATTAATCTCTGATATTCGCCAGGAGACAAGTTTTCGTCATTCGGCCATGCCATGATATTCTCCTTACTTAAACAACCCTGCTAAACCACCTAAGACCCCGCCGATTGCAGTTCCCCAACCGGGCATGACCATGCTCCCCGCGCCAGCTCCAGACAAGGCCCCGCCTATAATGCTGCTCGGCCTGCTGGCAGAACTACCAGTTGACGTTCCAGATGCTGTGGTCGTCCCGGTGGCGTTAGTATTGCTGCCCCAGCCGTAGACCGGGAATTGCTGCGCCGCCTGACCTGTGGTGAAGTAAGGCCATTGCTGCGTCTGGCCCCACTGCGCCAGCATATCGTTGATCGTCTGCTGTTGCTGCCCCTGGTAGACATCCCCGACCCCGAGTCCCGCCTGTTGCATCGTGATCGGTGCCTGGGCGATGGTTGGAGCAAAGAACTGCGCCTGCATCTGGCGCGTCCTCTCCGATTCGTATGCCGGGTTGTAAATTCCCGTGGCGGTGCGGGACAGGAGGTCGCTGTAGTTTTTCTCAGCTTCACTGCCGGCCAAGGTATGCGCTGAACCGCCAAAAGCCCCCGCCCGGGAAGCGCCGGCGTTGAGTTGCGGGACCACCGTGTTTTGATAATTGCGGCTGACATCTCCCAAAGCCTGATTAGCGTACTCGGCCAGGAAGGGGTTGCTGCCGGGGTTCAGGTAGCCGCCACCCATTGTGTCGGTCAACTGCTGCGTGGCTGTATCCAACACCCGGTTCGGCTGATTAGCATAGTTGGCAATATTCCCGAGGCTTGTGTACTGCTGGGCGTTTAGCGGGGCCACCGTAGAGGTGTATGGCAAACTCCCCGCCATCGACTGCCACTGTGACTCACTACCCGGCAGCACCTCACCGGTCAGAATATTCTTTATCCCGCCGGGTTTTAGCGGGTCTTTGGTATAGGGATAGGGCAGATATGGCATTTGAGCCAGTGCATCAGACCTAAGCAATCCCTGTTGCGCCATAGGCACGGCATAGTCTGGAGGGGTGGTCTGGCTATGCTGGGTAGTTGTCTGGGTTTGGTTGGTGCTACCCCCACTACCGCCACCCATAAACATGATTCCTTTGGGCATAACTTCAAAATATCCATATTCAAAATCCATGATTAGACCTCCTGCCGGTAAACCATTCGTTTAGGAACCATGCCATATCTTTGCATTATCCTTTCCCAACCCATTCGAGGCGAATCCATCTCAATATATTTTGCCCCGTCGTTGTGAGCCATTTTTTTCAAATATACAAACACTTCGGGGAGAAATTCCCTTATCCGACCCCGGTATTTCCGAAATAAGTGCCCTACCCACAGATGCAGGTATTTAGCTTTGGTAAACTCTTCAGTGAACCTGCGGACCACAATGAACCCTATCCGGTCTTTGCCGTCATAGACAAATATTGTCCGGCCTGCATCCGACTTGAGAGCACTTTTAAGGTCTTTCCCCGTCCACTCCATGTGTTCGCCAAACCTCTGTCTAAACTCGTCAACAGCGGGGCTTAGAACGTGCCACAGGCCGTCTATCTGTCCGGGTTCGATCTCCGAGAAGATTAGGTTCACATCATCCCCCCGCCCATGCGTTTTCTCAGTGTCATTAGAGCCTGTTGGAGTTGCAAGGGGGACAACTTCGGCATGGGCATCGCCTGTCCAGCTGGGCCAGACCGTCCAGGTACCATCCCTGCACCCCCCATCATCTGAGGCATGGCCGACAACGCTGGTTGCGCCTGTTGCACCTGGGGTTGAGCAATCCCTTTGCCGGCAGAAAGCATTTTCATCAAGGCGCTGAAGTCAGGACTGTTCCCCGCCTCTCTTATCTTGCGGAGCAAATCTTCGTCGCCCTGGACGTTGCCGAAAAAGGGGAGTTGGGTGTCCAGTTGCCCGCCATATTCTCCTGCCAGTGCTCCGTAACCGCCCGGTGAATCAGACATAAAAGAGCTAAAATCCATCAGGTCATCCCCCACTTTTTTATTGTGCCGCCAAAGTTGGCGACCAGATAATATGCCGGACCGCCATCAGTATCCACCCATAATGCCAACGTGTTCTGTGGGATTATCGGTTCGGCATCCTGATAATATAGTTTGCAAATATTGTTCAGCGTCTGGGCCATAAGTTGCCAAGCCCGGAGCATCTCCCGCTTGGTGGCATTGTAATCTGCGGTTTCCGGCAGGTTAAGTCTTTCAGGTATCTGTCCCATCAGTACCTCGACACCTGTTTGATGTCAGCGTCAAATCCGACTATTTCAAAGTCGCCGGTCATGTCCATTTGCAGAGACAGAAACTTGCCGGATCGGTCTAAATCCACTTCACCGTTGGCCTTTAAAGTATTGGTACTCCCTGCCACTGCGGTATCCCCAAAAGCTGTCTTGCTCCTCGGCGTGACCGTGCAGGTGGTGGGGGTGATATTGAAATACGGGAACGCCTTCAACACCCGGGAGACACCCTGTAAAGACCCGGAATCTCCGGTGATAATGCTGGCCGACCCGGGAGTACCGCTAAATCTGGCTAACCGATGTGATGAATCCACCACCGATATGCCAAAACTGGTTGCACCCCACCAGGGGGAATCATACGAGGGGGCATCAGCTTCCAGATCGGCATAGGTCGCAAAGAAACCCCCGAGGGAATCGTAGGTTATAGAAGATGACCAATGGGTTAAAACAGCCTCGACGGTCTGGACTATCCTTCCCCACCGCTGGGTCTGCCAATCATAGACCAACCCCTCGACCAAAGCACTGGTCCCGTCTGCGGCAGTGGGATAAAACCAGAACAGCAACCGCCTTATCCCGTCGTACGCCCCCATCACCTTGGATTGGTAATTTCGATCCACACGGCCTAAAAACCAGTGTCTTACCCCCTGCCCGATGCGTTTTGGTATCGACCCGTCATAAACGTAGAAATCATCCATGCCCACAAAATACACACCGTTTTCCAGTTCGACTATCGAGGTCTGACTCGGTGCCCCGCAGTAGGCGGGGACGCGCCGAAACGACCAGATGAACGGAGGCCCGATATAAGTGGCATGGTACAGGTTGCGGTCTTTGAACACGATAAAATCGTCACCTAACCGCGCCAATCCAGTGATCTCGCCGGGAGTGTCGCTCAAGTCCATGTAACCGGCCTGAGTCGAAGCCGATGCGACCCAGTCGGTGTGATCGCCTTGAGCGCACCATTGCACCCGGTTCCCATAAACGGCACCGATATTGGCAGTAATGACAAAGTTTTGCGCTGTCGTGATGTATTTGGCGATCGGTGATCCGGCCAGGTCTGCAAAATCACTAAGGGAGGTCTCTTGCACCTGGATAATGTCATCACCGTTGACGGCCAGGATATAGTTGCCCCACGCGGCAAAGTTCCACGATGAGCCGGTGTAATCGCCCGCCTTGGAAACATCGTTCCAACTGGTCACTTCGAGTTCATACAGTTTGGTGCTGGTAGCTCCAATAGTCCGAAATGAACTGGTCAGATTCTGATACGAAAACATCCCTAAACATTGGCCGGCCAGGGCGGCAGAAAACGGGGTGGCTGTGGGAATTGCCCTGATTCCACCAGTCTCGGAAGGATATACCCCACTGGCACTGACCAGGATACCTGGAGTCAGCGGGTTAGCGTCAGGGGCAAAGGTCGTGATTGGTTGCATTTATTTCTTCTTCATCGCCTTCTTCAGCGTGTCCACTGCCGGGGTAAGTTTCGTGCCGGGGATAGCCGGGAGTTTGGTCGCAGCCACTTTCCCGGTTTTTTGCCGGGGGACCATTAGCTTGGCTTCCGGCGTTTTCAACTTCGGCATCGGCATCATCTTGATTTTCGGCGCACTAACTTTCGGGATTTTAGCCATTTAGAACCTCGTCGCTCGTAGATTGCCAACGGCCATGCGCTGGCTCCCATCTGTCTGCAATTCCCCTAACCGCTTCAGCTTCATAGTGCCGGCTTTGGTCATCTCGTCAGTATTGCCCAAATACCTCCAGGCTTCCTCCATCACCGCCCAGAACGTCAAATCCCATGCCGCACTGGTCCAGACGTTGATGACCAAATCTGAAGGAAATCCGTAATATTTATAATAAGAAAATGTAAGATTTTTTATTGCCGAGGGAGTCGGGTTCAAATCAATCACATCGTTGACGCTGAAATAGCATGGGTCGCCGGCGGTGGTATTCGTCTTCTTCAAATAGACCATGTCCCGGTATGACACCGGCTTGAGAGAATAGCCAAGGTGGTCTATCAACCCCTCCCCTATCTCCTTGTCAATCTGCTTGACAAAGTCCGTAGGCAACGCCACATAGCTTTGAGTGGGCACTGTGGGTATGACCACATCCGTTATCTGGAACCACAGCCCCTCCCTTTCCAGGGTCTTGACTGCCATGTCGCAGAAGGTGACAATCTGCGTGGTCAAGTCGCTGCGGTTAAGATGCGTTGCAATCAATGCCTTGAACGTGGAGCCGGAATAAGAGGTGGAAGTGCTGACTGTCGGCAGGGTATCATCAACCTCTACCCCGCCCTGTACATACTTCTCATCGGAGAAATTCAGAACTGTCGTAGCATCGTCATAATGTGCAATCGCCTGGTAATATCCGTCCAGCCAGCCATCGGTAACTACGACTTTCTTATATTCGCCCGGGAGATAGGTGGCAGAGACTTCATCCATTGCGGTGGTCAGGTTTGTGCAACTCGCCGCGGCCTTGAACGTCACCCCGTCGACCCAGTCAAGACAATAACCATCGGATACCCGGCGAATTTTCAGGGTAGTAGACGCAGACTGCCCGGTCAGTAGTGTTCCGCTTGCGCTTGCACAAATGATTGAGATTTCCACAGGTATCCCCTATTTCTTCGGTTTGCTCTTCTTTGCCCCTGATTTACGCGCCGTGTCGAGAGCGATTGCCACCGCTTGCTTTTGCGGTCTTCCAGAGGCCATCAATTCCTTTATGTTGGCACCCACTACCTTCTGGCTTTTACCCTTTTTCAGAGGCATCTTGTTTTTGCTCCCCTTTGGTCTGCCGCCCTTCCCTTTGGGCTTGATCGGTTCGTCAACAATCTCGTGGCCGAACTGCATCATAAATTCCATTACGTTCATGGTGCGCCCAACTGGTCCTTAGTCCAACCTGACATGGAGAACACTGTGCCCTTGATAAAGGGTATGAACAGGTTCCACGCTGTCCTGGCTGACCCGTTCTCATTGCTGAACCACGGAGTCGACCAATCATAAGGCCCATAGAAGTATGGAGCCTGCATACAGGGCATCCCGCAGAGGATAATCGGGTCATACCCCATGAGCAGGCCGACCATTGTCCCGAATACCCCCGAATGGGTTACCCCGATGATGTTCCATTCGTACTGTCCACCCGCCTTGTTGCCGTGCGTGGTGATGGGGAAATCCTGTTTGAAGGCAGAGTCGGCCAACTTGACCCATAACGGCAACCTGTCCGGGTGCATGGAAGCGGCATGGTGGACCGGAGACTTGGTAGTGAACCCGTAATGTTCAGTCATCTCGTTGATCGTCATCACCTCGCCGTCGGCAACCTTGCCAAAACGCTTCAGGTCATCCCAAACACACGCCGCTGTCCCCAGTACCGTCAACTGGCCGCTTTTCTTTTTATACAATGCCTTCGGTGGCCGATGTACCAGTCCGTCTACCAGCATAAATCCAAGGTCAGGGAGAGGAGTTTATCCCCTCTCCCGTCCGGTCAAGGGTTAATCGGGTTGATCTATCGACATCAGCACGTTCATGTGGAAATGGAACGTGGTGGCAGTCGCAGTCGGAGCTGCCGTAACCGCAATGTCGATGGTATCGTTTACCGTGTATTGGTAGCCAACTCCCGCCGCGGTGGTGGTGGATACACTCGGGAAATGGATGTTACCCCCGGCCTGCCCGACAGTCGATGCGGTAATGAACCGGGCCGGCGTGGTCCCGTCACCGACACTTAGAGTCACCGCCGGGGTGCTGTCAGAATCCAGGTCGGTGCTGTACAAGTCGATTTGCAGGATACGCGCCCCAATCGGGACTTTTACCATCTGGATGACATCATTGATTATCAATGAACTGCCGGTAGCGATGTAATACCCGTAAGCATTAAACACCCCAGGAGACACCGCCCTCGGGGTATCCCCCTGAGTTACCTGAGTTGATTTATAGGTGGTCGCCATTATCTCTTACCCCCGTTAATGGGACATGGGGAAGGAGGGGGTTGTCCTCCCCCTCCCCTGGTTTATTGTTAATCCGGCTGATCAATGCTGAACAGCACATTCATCTTGAACGAGAACGTGGTAGCCGTAGTCTGCGGTGCCGCCACTACCAGGATGTCAATGGTGTCGTTCACCGTATACTGATAACCGACACCTGCCGCCGTAGTAGCAGAATCGCTGGGGAAGCGGATGTAACCACCCGCCTGACCCACCGTCGAGGCAGTGATGAACCGAGCCGTGGTGGAGCCGTCCCCAATCGCCAAAGTGACCGCCGGGGTTGCCCCGCTGTCCAGGTCAGTCGTGTACAAGTCAATGGACAGGACTCTGGCCCCGATGGGAACCTTGACCATCTGGATCACGTCGTTGATGACGAGAAGCGACCCGGTGATGGTGTAATGCCCATACGAATTGTACACACCTGGAGTTACAGCACGGGGGACATCGCCCTGAGTAACCTGAGTGCTTTTATAAGTGGTAGCCATTAGTCAATGCCCCCTCAGTGAGCCGCGGCGTAGGTGCTGAGCACGATCACGCCGAAGTCGAGACTGTTGAACTGCACTTTCTTGATGCCGAAGATGCTTCCGCTGGATACGCCAAGCGAGTTGTCATAGTCGAACATTTTCTCGACCCAACCGAACCGCCCGGGGCCATTGTCCTGACCGAAGGCAATCACGCCGGCCTGCGCCCCGCAGAAAATGGCGCGCCGGGTGCTGGCAACCGCCGTGGTGGTGGTAGCGCCCAGAGGTACACGGCTGTCAACCCGGATGATGGTGTTGTTGTACTCGCCCATGGCACCATTGTAGATCGGGTTGCTGCTGCCTGCGCCGCCCTGGATGGCCGCTTTCTGGATGTCAAACCACGACCCTGCCGCTGCCGCACTCACCCGGAGGTTGAAAGCCTGGTAAGGATGGACGAACAGTACATACTTCTTTTGCCCGCCAACCATAATCGGGCGCATACCCGGGGTCAGGGTCTGGGCCATTTCCCGGCAACGGTCGATGTCACGCAGGGAGATGGTGTCAGCCGCACCCAGAGTGGCATCGGTGGTGGCGGCGCCGGCCCAAATCCAATGGGTCGCCTCAGGAGTGATGGTGGCCTGGTTGCCGGTGAGCCGGGTGTCAGTAGCCGCGGTGTTGCCCGCCAACTGGTTGAAAATGGCAGTCGCTAACCGATCCGCCCACCAGTCTTTAAGGCCGTCAAGCGCCTGTTTCCGCACATCAAAGGGCACCCGCTGCTCACTCATTTTGCCGCTGCTGCGTACCGCAGTCCGCAACTGGTTAATCACCACGGCATCGCTGTAGGTAGCGAGTTCTTCCTCGTTCCCTTCGAGGGTGTTGTCACCCAGTACGCCGGGGGATGACAGTTGCATCCGCAGACCAAAGGTTATCTGGTCGCCGGCACTCTTTTGCGTTTCGGTCTTCACCTGGATCAAGCTATTGGAATCTTCCCCGATATAGTCAGCTATTTCAGTATCTTTCAATACTTCAACATCGAGTTTCTTGGACCAGAGTTTGACCGCCAGGGCATTAGCTACCCCAAAATTAGTTAAGGCCATTGCTCTTACCTCGCAGTTAAAAAGTGTTGGTTAAGGTTCATTCCCCTAATCGCTGGGGAACTGAGCGAAACCACCTATTAACGCCAGGTGAAGCGCAACAGCCTTTGGTATCCCGGGTCTGATCCGGGTTTGGTCTAACTGTCTTTAACGCCGGTTAGATCGGCGGGTTATACCTCGTGGAAATAGGACACATGCAACGCCGCATTCGTGCCTTCCGACCTGATAAACGTCAAATCCCGGAAAGACTTGTCATCCATGACAATAGTTTGGCCTGCTTCCATTGGTGTTCCCACTGAACTGCTCACCGTAGTGCCACTATAGCATGAATACCTCATATCGTAACTCTCAAGGGTCAAAATAACCTGTTTAGCCATTTGGCCGGCAAATCTCCCTGTGGTGGGAGTCACCTTGGCCGCAGTCAAACCCTTGATGCCGGTGGTTACCGCGATCACTTCGTAACTTGAACAAACCAGATTAGCCATGCCTTATACCTCGTGGAAATAATGAACGTGTATTGTGCCGTCAGCCGCCACTGTATGGAAAGTTAAATCTCTGAACGCTTGATCTGTGAGTGTCAGCATATCGCCAATCGCCAGGGGGACTCCAACTGTGTCGGATGGTGCCGTTGATTTATCAAACGAGTACCTGACCGCGGCTGTTTCCAAGACTATAGTCACCGTCTTTGCCATCTGGCCAGCGAATCTACCCGTGGCAGGGGTCAACCGGATTGCCGTCAGGGGGACCGGCGTCCCGGATATGGTCAAAGCCTCGTAATATGTACAAACCAGATCAGCCATCATTTACCTCCCGTGCAGCTTGGCCCACTTTTTCCCCTTGGTGTATTTTGCAAAATCCTCGTCATTCATTGCCAGGAGGGTTTCCGTAGTTATTTCACCTTCTGGTGCCCCGCCGGCCTTGCTCAATGAGGTAGCCGCTTGCTGCCCCTTACGGACTGACTCCAAGGTGCTTTCCTTTTCCGCAACTGGTTTTGTCCCGGAATACCCGCGGCTCCGGGCTAAGTTATAAAACACCTCCCCGGGGGATTTACCCTGCTGCAAAGCCCAGTAACCCACCTCGATCTCGTCCTGCTCCAATCTGGTGCGAATCTCGTTCTGGTCAGTGACCCCCATAACCTCAAGTTCTTTCAGGCGCGCCTCGATCAGATACTTCGCGGCATCGTTATAGTCAGGGGTAACTTCGGCAAACTGGTTAATACCCTGTTTGATGGTTTGCCTCACCTGTTCCAACTGTTTCACTTGGGACGACTGTTTTTCTTCTTCGGCTCGCTTTTCCGCTACAGCTCGCCTCTCTGCCAATAGTTGGTCATTCTGCCACTTCAGGTATGCCGCCGGGTCTTCTTCATACACCGGCTGGGGTGGTTCCTGGGGCTTTTCGGCCTCTTGAATTTTCTGTAATATCGCGTCCAGACGTTCTCTGAGGATACGATTTTGCGCCGCATCCTGGTTGACACGGGCCTCAAGCGCCTGACGCTTTTTCCGTTCTTCTAACAGTTCCGGGAGAGGAACGTGTTTAACCGGCACCTTCTCCGGTTCAACCGCGGCAGCCTCTGGCTCGACGGCCCCATCCCCTTTGCCTAATTCTTCATCGGTAGGAGATAGATCATCAACCTCTATCGGTGCTAATTCAGGTTCTCCCTGACTTTCCGGCGTTACCACCGCTTCTTCTGGCATAAATTACCTTCCTTTATATTTTTTATTTGCCTCGTAAGCACATTCTCTATGACGAGCACCTCTGTTATAAATATATAGATTATCTGGACTATCATAAGTGTGACAGTAATAACATTTTCTCCAATCCCAATGTCCACTGTGTTCAAATGCTTTTAATCTATGATGAAATTGTCTATGCATAGCATATGTTTTAAACAATATTAAATTACCAATATTATTATTTGTTTTATCTCCATCAATATGATGGACAGATTCACTTTTTAATATGGGTCTCCCCAATGACTTTTCCATAACAACAATATGTTTATACATATATCCATCTATACTGCGTATGTTTTCTGGATTTAAAATCCTAATATATCCAAGACTATGTGTGTTTTCCCCACCTTTCCAGCGAGGATGATCTTCGCCACTACACCTCATAAATCCCCCTATTATCGGTTAAAGAGTTGGTTGCCTACCTGTTCCCGGTATTGGGAGTCAATCAATTCCAACATCCTACGCTTATTCTCTTCGCTTATCCGGTCAACCCAGGGGACTTGATTAAACACATCAGAGAGCCGGGTGGTGCCGGACTGAAATTCGGGTTGGGCGGCGGTGTAGCCTTTAAATCCACCAGGAGTTATGCCTAATGCTTGTAAATTACCAGAATATTGATTGTTAACAGGAAGGTTGCGACTTGAATGACCAGTGTACTCAGTCGCCTTCCGATAATCCAGCGGCCTGACAAAACTGGGGTCCAGCATAAGCATCTCGTACTCGCCGTAGCGTTGCGGGCTGTAGAGTATCCCCCGCTTCCCCTGCGCTTGGAGGGCTTTGGAGTAGAGGGTGTTGAAGTTGGCGGTGATCGGCTGGGAGGATCCCATAGATTCGCCCAACTTAGCAACCTTTTCCTCTAACGGTTGATTCATAAATGATGCAGTTTCAAATGGACCTTTAAGGGCTTTCAAAAATGGTTCTCCCGGCTGTATATAGCCGGTTGGTATCCCAAGATGTTGCATTTTATTCAAATCAGCTATCGTTACACCTTGCCCCAACATCTGATTAAAAGCCGTATTATACCCCTCGTTCATGGCCTTCACGCCTTCCGGTCGCCACATGGGGATAATCGCTTCGGTCGGCGGGCCACCGTAGAGGGGTTGGACGCGGTGGATCATCTGGTCAGGGCTGAACCCGCTCGCCGCTACTGAGGGGGAAGCTGTGATGCTCACCCCGTAGGGTTCACCATACCTCGTGTAAGAAGGGTTAGCGTGGGTGGAGCCGGGGAAACCGTGGGCATTGGCAACACTAAGGGCCGCATCCTCATTGAAAGGGTATCCCCTGCCAGCAAAATCCTTAGATACATGAGGAACCAATTTTTCAATTTGTTCGTTGCTCAAAAATCCAAACTGTTCTGGTTTACCAGCGATTGATTCTGTTAAAGCCGCCCTCGCCTCCGGCCTCATACCGTGGAACCAGGAACCGCGCAGGATTTGGTCTACGGGGTCGGGAGATGATATTAAATTAGTCTTACCCCTATCTGTTCCTTGTACGGCTGATAAATATTCATTTGGTTCACTAGCCCAAGTGCGTTCCCATTCTGATGTTGGCATAGGCGTTTTGGATCTGTCCCAACTTTGATTTATCGCCCCCCTGGCCCGATTCTCCGCCGCCATCGCCTTGCGAAGTGACTGGATCATCTCCGGGCTGCGGTAGTTTGCCGCTATGTCAGCAGGCATCGGACCCATGCCGATTATCCCACTCTCATACGCATCTTTCGGTGTCTCCGGCATTATCCCGCCTGCTATCATCCCCGGCAGTCCCGTAGGACGTTGCCCCTCAAGCCCACCAAACGCCGGTGGTAAGCTGTTCTCCCGCGGGTCAAGGGCATTGCCTATCAACTCGTATAGCTTCTTCCTGGCAGAATCCCAGGCATCGCTCAGGCCTTCCGGGATAGCGTAGTTTACTGGCATCTCACATACCACACGGTATTGACTACCCCATCAGGTTTCCCCAAAACATGGTCGACTGCCGGGATAACCTCCGTATTCTCCAAACACCCGTAATCATGGCCGCAGAGTAACCGCTTGGCCTTGGGTCTCCATGCCGTTATGTCATCGACAACCGACTGGAAATCATGCGACCCGTCGATAAAGACCATATCCACACTTTTGTCTGCAAACAATTTGGCGGCATCGGTAGACCGCATCCTGATAATTACTAAATTCCCCAACCTTGAGGTGTTCTTCATAAACTCGCGGTACGCCGTGGTCGCGTTCACTTCCCGGCTGAAATAATCGGGACTCCAGTTGTCCACAGCATAGACCATGCCGGTACACCCGGTTGCCAGCGCGTGAGTCGTGCCGCCCATCCAGCACCCCACCTCCACCACGTCTTGGCTTTTACGGGCTTCCTCATGCAACCATGTCACCTCGTCCAAGTCCGTTTGCCTGGTTAAGAGTTCAGGCTGAAACCCACTCATGGTCTACCCGGGCCGTACACGTCAAAACCTGATTGGGTTCTGGACGCTAAATACTGGACAATTACCGGGGGGTCGTTCCCAGGTGTCTCATCCGGCACATGGGCATACGTCCGGGGCAACTGCAAAAAGCTGACCTGTGGCGATTTCTTCAGCACCGTGTCCAGGTTCGTCTGGTCCGCATTCCTTGACAAGCAATTACGCCGGTTTTCGTCTATCCATAGGTTCATAACCCTGTGGACATTGGGCACGTTAGCGCAGTACAGTATGGAAATCAGCAAGGAAACGTCATTCCACAGCACCGAAGCCACGTCCTCTTTGATGTCCTCCAACAATGAGGGGTAACTGACCACCTCAGAGTCGGCATCGAGCCAGACAATGGGCCGGCCCGGGTGTTTTTGCAGTTTTTCCTGAATAAATGGCGCTTTGAGACAACACACCGCCGGGAACGATGCCTTATCCCCCGGGGTAAGGCAATCTATCTCATATTCCAGCCCAAACTTGTCCAAACTGCGCTTCAATATATCGGCGCACCCGCTATACACTGCGTCCGGGGTATGGAAGCTGACTATCAGCGGGAAAGGCATGATAACCCCTCCCTGATAGACTCGGCAATGCCCTGGAACTGCCACCGGGCATACCTGCCGACTTGGTAAATGTCTTTATCCGCTAATGCAGCGAGGGTATCCTTCCGCCAGGTGGACCCGGGCCAGCGGTAAGTGTAGGCGCAAGGGATGAACGTGGTGTCTACCGCGTCCACCTTGCCAATAAAACCCCAGGACTGTAGCTCTGCGATGATCTGGTCCGTATCAGGGCCGGATGTCATCTCCACATATACCCCCACCCTGTCCGGCGCCGGGGAGAACGATTCATCGACATTGCTGTAAAATCCCACCCGATGGAACCCAGACATAGCGTCAGGGATATACAGCCAATGGTCAGATGGGCATTTTGGGCCTCTCTCAGCCCCGATGTTGACCACATGGATCGACACATAGGGGTTGGTCCCGTTTATCTTTCCCTTCGCCATAGACTGCACCACATTAAGCGGCAGAGTGGAGAGCAGTTTCGAGTAGGAAACCGATTCGCCGTCGGTAAATTCGACCCGTTTCTCTTCAGTGTTGATCCAACCCACTTCACGTCCATACCGGACATCACATTTTGCCGCCATTGTCTCAACAAATGCGTCCAGGCCGGCAGGGGGGTAAACAAAGGTCAGGTTGTAGCCGTTGCCCCGGTCTGTCGGGGTCTTGTACTGGTCTTGGGGCGCTATCCGGCCATACAATCCGGCTGTATATCTCTCGTTAAAGGGATGAAAGAACCGCTGGCACAGGGATTCCCCAAACTGCGCCGTAAACCAGTCCTTCATAGTTGCAACCTCGATGTCCTCGGGTTGCGCCGGCAGGTTGTTCTGGATCGGGAACGGCACAAACTCACCCGTGTCAGCAAAATACACCGATGACCTGCGCTCATGGGGCTGCATCTCGGCAAATCTGCTCATAAACTCCATCATCGTCGCATCAACCCCAAATATCCAGTGTCCACCACCACGTTCAAACCTGTACCCCTGCTGGTAATATGAGGAGCATATCCCGCCGGGGTTCAATGCCGCCTCGTAAACCGGGCACCCGGTGGCGATCCCTGCCGCCAGCCCTGTCACCCCTGCCCCCAGGATAATCGTGTCGGTCATTTATTGACCCTGTTGCGCAGGAGGCGGGGCCATCTGCTGCGCCATCTTCATTTTCTCCAGCTCTTGCCCATGTGCCTGCCCCATCTGGGACTGCTGTGCCGCCATCTGTTGCTGGTGAGCCTGATTGGCCTGCTCCGCTTGCGCCTGCTGGGACTGTACCTGGCGGATCATCTCATTTTGATGCGCGATGTCTTGGGCCAATACCCCCATTTGCGCCTTGTACTGCTCGAACTGCTGACCCAACTCAGCCGCTTCCGCTAACGCCAGATTCTTGATGGTTTCGCTCTCAGTCTTCTTGACGTTGGCCGTCAACTGCATCATCTCGATCTGGTGCTTCTCCTTGTCCAATTGGAATCGGGCATCGGCTTCCTGCGCCTTCACCTGGATTTCGATCATTTTCGGGTCAGGAGGCGGGCCCTGCGCCTGCTGTTGCTTGGCTTGCTCCATAATCTCCGAAATCTTGTCGGTCATGGTGGTAGGCAGCGGCGAATACTTGATAATCTCGGGCCAGATATCCGGCGGCATTCCCAAACTGCTGATTATCGGGAGTAACTGCTGTATCACTCCCCAGGTCTGGTCCTTCTGGTTCGGGGCCGTGGGGGAATCGTCCACGATAACATCATAATCGGACACCCCGCCCTGCTTCATCAGTTGCACATATTGTGCGGTCTGCCCCCCACCTATCCGCACCAGCCGGCCATCGCTCATATACTCAACGATGAAATGGAGCAGCAACCGGCCCTGTTCCTTCCGATACTTCCGCAGGTGGCTGAAATACCCCGCCAGGTTGGTCATCATGCTCTGCTTCCGCATGTGCTCCAACACACCCGGCTGGTTCCTGTCTGCCAATCCGATGGCGTCAGGGTTGATGCCCGTGACCTGGGGGATAGAATCAATCGCAAACTGTAGCAGCCTGTCAATGCCCGTGGGCAGGGTGGCACTCGTCTTTTCCTTGATCTTGCCGCCGGCGATCGCCCCCGGATTGACCTTGGTTACCAGACTCGGATCAGCCCAGCTTGCCTCAAACTGCGCCCAGTTCGGCACTGCGTCAGACTCAGCCATAACCCCGCCCTTGGGGTTCACGTTCAGGATGTGCATAGTCTGACTCAGCCACTTGTTCGCCCACCGCTGCGGGTCTTGCATCGCCTTCAGGACACCATACAGTTCCCCGTTGTTCCGGTTCTGTTTTCCGGTGATGAATTTATAGGTGAACGAGTCAGGGCAGGGGCTGTCCTCTCTTTTTAATATCTCCTGGCCTACGAAAGCCCGTTTAAAAATTTTCTTGGTCATTGGCACTACGTCAACCGCGTCAGCCGGGATACCCATCTCCGGTAGACGTTCCATCAGCATCTTGTGCTCGTCTTTCTCCAAGACCTTTTTCTCGCCAGACATCGGGTCTTTGATCAGGTACACCCGCTTCTGTTCATACCACTGCGCCTCGACTATCGTCACGTCGCCGGCTTCATTGTCAGAATCAGCATTAGAGGCACCGCCGTAGTCATCATCCAGGTCAGTCTCTGTGGTGACATTGACATCGTACGCCGCCGCCCACCCTGCATTGAGCGTAGCTTCATCCTTGACCGCCGGGAACATGTCTTTGGCTACGGCAACCGGGATTTTACGCACTCTGAATATGTAGCGGGTATCGTCCAAGTTGACCTTCCGGGCCGAACCTTCCCAGAACATCTCCAACGGGTCCACCCGAGAGATGATAATGTCTCCCTCGGGATTAACATCGTAATCCATGTAGGTTTCGGTGGCCCCTAACCCGCAGACGATGCAATCCTCGAAAGCCTGGGACTCCTCATCCTCTGCGTCGCAATTGTCCCGGACCCACTTGACTGCGCCAGTCAGCAACTCGTTGACCTTGACATCGCCTATCTCGCGGGGCTGGTAGGTAATCTCGTGCCGGTTGTTTATCTCCAGGCCGCAGACACTATCCACCTGCGGACCCGTTCTGTTGAAGGTGATGATAGGTCTCTGCTGCGCCTCAAGCGCCTCCTTGTCTTCGTCGCTCCACTGCTCGCCTGACCGGAAGTCGTACCACTCCCGGGCTGATTTGCGCCATCTGGAGCTGGACCGCTGACTATCAGAAAACCACTCTTTCAGCTTTGCTAAATCTATTTTCTCTTGACTTTTTGCCATTTCATACCCATAGATGGTTTAGGAGGTCGTTATGAAACTGTTATCAGTTCTCGTGCTCGTTTTGACCTTGATCTCCGGGTGCGCCTTCATGGAAAAATTTGCCTACCATGAACCCGATCTTTCCTGGGTGGACAACCTGTCCACTGAGGACCGCGCCAAACTGTGCCGTTACCTTGAGACCATGATGGTGGTAAACGAACTGCAATACCAATCAATGGTCATGTCCCCACCGTTCCGGGCCTGGGGGCGTTAAGCACTCATCCAACTGCCCCTGCGCTTTGGCTGGGCGTAGGGGTCTGGCTTCGGTTGAGCATGGAGTTGGTACTGGTTGTCACCTGCTCCCAGTTTAATCGCCATTGCCATTGTCCTGAGAGCGTCGGCACCGTGCGAGGACTCGTCATGGACCGGCGTGTCGCTCCAGCACTGGTGCTTTTCCATCCATTCCTTCCTATATCCCTTCAGACGTTTCAGGCCCAAAGCACACCGCGATTCGTCAATCCAGATACGGTGGAACAACCCGCGCACCGCCTCAATGCCCTCGGCCACGAAATAGCGGCCTGGTGTGCGGGCTGCTGACAGGCGTACCACTCGAAAGGGAATCCCCAACTGCCGCGCTGTCTCCCGGCGGCTCTGTCCGACACCCAGCTCCCGGGCCTCGATGTCATGCGGTGCCCAATGCTCACCGTAGATCAACCCCAGGTCTTTAGCCAGGCTGTCGAGGTATTTGGCGTAATGTTCTAGCCCTTCCCCTGACATCTCGTAATAGTCGATGAGATGCACCTCCTGGCGCGCAAACTGGACAAACCAGATCGAGGTATAGTCAGAAATGCCTAGATCCCAGAACGTATGAGTCAGCAGCGCAGGGTCAGGGGGGACGGAGGTGATCCGGTTGTCTGAATAAGCGGTGATGATGTGGTTGCCGTAGTAGCTGCCTTGACTGTGCCGGCGGGTTTCCCCCTCCCAGATATTCAGGTATGATTCCGGGTCAACCTTTTGGAGATAGGCACGTTCAGCCTCCAATTCCGGGGGGAACCAGGGGTTGTCCTGCCATCCGATCTTAACGACTGTTGCGCCTGGAGGAGTATTACGCACAAACCTGACATGGGTAGGGTCATGCTCCTCGTCTGGATTGTAACTCACCCATATCTCTGACCCAGCCTGCCGGATGGTAGGGATAAGGATTTCCCAACTGGAGTTGCTGACTTTCTGGGCCTCTTCCACCCAGCAAATGTCCACGCCTTCAGTGGATTTGATCTTCTGCGGGTCTGATTTGATGCCGGCGAATATGAACTCTGAACCATTGGCGCAGAGGATGGACTGCTGTGTTATGGTGAAGTTGGCGGCAAACCCCATAGTATCTATCTGGTCTGATATGAGGCGGTGTACGGATTCCTGAATCGAGGACTGGTATTCCCTGGTGCAGAGTATGCGGGTCTTGGCCTGCTGCGCCCTGATGATCAACGCCCGAGCGAACCCCCAGGACTTGCAACCGCCGCGGCCACCATAGGCGACCTTGTACCTGCTTGGTTTAAAGAGAAAATCCAGCTTCTGAGGTAGTTTAATCGTTGGCATCAGGGGCCACAAACTCCACCTTCACGAGAACTTCACTGGTTGTTTTACCTGAAATATCGGTCTTATTGGTAGGCGGTGCGTGAGATTCTCTGGTAGCCGGGTGAGTCTGCAAAAATAAACCAGGGTTAACTCTAGCCAGGGTTTTCGCTGGTTCTGCCAATATCTCCAGCGTCTTGGTAGCCAATATATTTGATATATCCTTACGAGTTTTCCACTTACTAACGGTACTTTCGTGAACTCCGAGCATTAAGGCAATTTCACGCTGAGGCAACCCAAGTGCCATATATTCGATGATTTTCTCTAATAATTCTGGGCTTTCCCATAAAACCGATGGTCTAGCCATCATTCATCCGGGGCATCATTAGCCCAATGGGCGCAGAGACAGATAATAGCGCATAATGCGACAGCCAGTAAGCAGGTCAAGTATGTCACGATATTGCACCTTCCGTCAATAATCAGTAATACAAAATCCCGTAAGAGCCAGTTTAGGCACCCTATCTTGTGAGATATATCAGCCCTACCAGCAATCAGTCGTTCGCCCGGCCTGTGAACGACACCAGGAACCGTTGCGGTTGTTATTCCCGTGTCAAGGTGGCTGTTTATCCGTTATGCCCGGGTCGGGCCGATCGGCGTCTGGGATTACGGACGCCCCACAAGTTGAATTTAGATTAGACATAGATTTAATTGAATGTCAAGGGGAAAAGAGAAAATATTTAGGGTGATGGGTAAATTTATCATCGGGTGCCACAGGGCATATTATTTAAGTTTATCCAGGTTTTTAAGGGCTTTTAGCGCGGCTTGGGTTTCCATGAACCCCACTTTATCCCGGCGGGTCTTGTTGACCTCGATGAGCAGGAGAAGCAAGCGGCGGTACTCGCCCGGGTCGCGGTTGGGTATGTGTGCCTCGGGGTCGGCGTAGCGGCAGCACCCCAGGCGGGAGATGAACTCGGCAATAGCTGTTTCGCCGTAGTTGCTATTGTGGGGCATCCTCAACCTCCCTGGTGACCTTGGGAATTCTCAGCCACCCGACTACGGGGTCTGGCGTGAGTTCGTGGCGGTGGCGCATGCAGGTTAAAACTGGTTTGCCGTTGACGAAGCAGAGCAGGACAGGGGCGCGACTACGGCATTTATGGCAGAGTTTCATGGCATCTCCTCTATGGTTATCTCCACCCGGGGGTCCGGGTCTTTGCCGATGATGCGTTTATTTCTCCGATACTGGTTATAACAGACATTGTGATAGTAACCTCTGCCGTGACGTGTCATATTCTTGGTGTCGTCATACGAATGGCAATAACTACACTGTCTCCAATCATAATGCCCGCACTTATTATATGCAGTTAATCTGCGATGAAAACCAGAGTGCATCGCATGATTAGCAAATACCATAAGATTGTATATTGAATTGTTTTTCTTATCGCCATCAATGTGGTGTATCCTCTCTGACTGTGATATTCCCCTTCCAAATGCTTTTTCTACAACCAATACCGATTCCAATACGCATCCTTGATGGTCTGCTCTTGGATGACTCGGCATCCAATGTCTTATATAACCATTAATATCAACTTTTATTCCACCTTTCCAATTATGGTGTTTTGACCCTTTTAATCCTTTCATTTAATTCTCCTGATATTCAGTTATAGATATTTCAACTCTTGGATTTATTTTATCCATACCTGCTATCCTGCTTCCATCTACTGATTTTACCAACCTATCATTTTCAATGAAACCAAAGGCTTCTAATAAATCATGGGTAGCTGCTAATAGGTTAGTAAGATCGGGTAAACGTGCAGTTGCCATATAGTATGTGCATTTCACATGAACAGGGCCAAGCACCATTTTATATAGCATCCCTTTTATTTGTGAGGCCCATTCTTTTGAATAGGTTCTAAACGCCTTGCTCTGGATAATGCAGGGACGTTTACCGGCCATGATTATCTGCTGGCTGTTCTTTTTGGTGATGGGTTGGCCGTAGATGGTTAGTCTCATCAATCCTCCCCGCCTATCCCTGTATCAAGCTGCGCCACAGCTTTGATTAGCTGGCGCTCGGGCGGGTCATTTAGCGGGGTGTCTCGGAGGGATTGCTGCCAAAACGGGCAGGTGTCCAGCCAATCCCGGTAATCCTCGTTGCTGTAGCACCAGCCGGAGCCGCGCTCGTCGTCTGCGAAACCCGTGCTGAGCCAAATGCAATTTTCACAGGTTTTCATCGCTGCCCCCCATGATTTGTTTGACCAAGGGATTCGTTTCTATCAACTCCAACATATAAAAAGTCGGCAGATTAACGATTAAGTCCCGCACCAACTTCCTCAACGCGTCCACCTCCGCCGCCAGTTCCCGGTTGGACTGCTTGTAGATTGCCGCTATCGCGCCGCGTCTTACGTCCTCTGTGGTCATTTCTCCTCCGTGTTGACTCCCGCCGCCGCCAGCCGCCGGGTTACCGGGTGGGTGGTCATGGGGTTTCTCCATGTTCAAACCGGGCTTTCCTAGCCTTCTTGTACGCATCAAATAATCCACCATTTAATGGCATATATTTATCAGTCATTAAGTCTCCTTTATGAAAGTAAACCAAATCAGGTATTCCTTGAGTGTTCCTATCTATTACATCGCAATAAATACAATAATAAGAATTTTCTCCATGTCGGGAGCCACTAAATCTATCAATAATTATACGGCCGCATTGTAGGCATCGCATAAAACAAGTTTCTTCTTCTTTATTTAAAGTTGGCTCATTATCACGATATGATTTCCATATCCTATAAAAATCATATTCTTTCTTATAGTCTTCATCAATACCATGAATATATGGGTTACCAACAATTATATATAGTTTATTGGTTGCCAATGAAAATTCTTTTAACTTATCAAATTCTTTTCCAGTTGGGATAATTGCTTTTATTTCAATAAACTTTCCAAATTCAGGCAAATAAAAGTCAGGCAAATAAAATTCTTTATCCATTCCATATCCCTCAGGTTCATACTCCCACTCTATTCCCAATGCATCAAAAAATACTGCCCAGCGTGCCTCCAGCCTCGACCTCATCCGATAACCCTTGTACATGGTCTCAATCGGCTTAATATCCATGTATCCCCCTGTCATATTCGGTAAACTTGCTAAACTCTCCCTTAAAGTACAACATCGTGTCGCCGCCGGCGGTGTATCGTGACGCGTCCACTCGGACTAAAGTTTTGGGTTCAAAACTTGATTCCTGCGCTCCAGGGTTGCTCATATTTGACTTGGTTTTCTTGCGCCACAGAATTACCACCTGATCGCTGTCAGCCCCAATGCTTGAACTGTCCTTGAGGTCGTTCATGGTCATTATCGTGCCATCCTCTACCTTCCGTGGTTGGGCAATCAGAATCAGGGGTATATGTAATTCTTCGGCCAACATTTTAAATCCCCGCGTCACGTTTCCCACCTCTGCCGACACATGGGCCAAAGATCGGATGAGAAAATGAAGGTTGTCAAAAATAACCAACTTTAATCCGTACCGGCGCACCGCCGCCCGTATCGTCTTAAATACTGTCTCGGTAGTGATATTCTTGTAGTTGTAGCCAAAATATAATGGGATATCCATGATGGTTTCGGCCACATTCAGGGCAGCATCTCGGGTGAAACTCTCTTTAGATATGAACCCCTCGGCTTCGATAACCTTTTTGGCTAATCGTTCCGGGCGCATCTCCAGGCAATAGACCAGGGCCGGATACCCACGCTTGGCATTGTAGGTGGCAATGTTCAAGGCCATAGTTGACTTTCCTGTCTTGGGAACAGCGGACAAGGTTATAAGGTCTCCTCCCTCAATGGCCCCTAAGAGCTTATCTACGTTACGCCAAGGGGTTCTTATCTCTGAGCTTAAATCCTTTTCGTGTTCAAACAGTTTAAAAACTGACTCGAAGAAGTGGACCACATTGTCAATTTTCTTTTGGGTGGCCTGGGTTAAGTCGTAGGTTTCGTTGCAGGTGAAATATTCGTTGGCATCTTTGAACCCTTCCTCCCGGATGAAATAGCACCGTTCCAACCCGAGCCGTGGGGCAAGTTCATCGCTGGCAATGTTCCCCTTTTCATCGTTGTCGTACCAGAGATATATTTTGTCCAGATGGTCAAGTTGGTCTATCCATTCCGGGGCGAAGCTGGCGCATCCGGTTGACCCGGAAACCACGTTCTTGATCCCGGCCTGCCAACACATGATGGCATCAAACTCTCCCTCCGTTATCAAAACTTCGGTGGCGCTTTTGAGACAGTCCTGATTGAACAGGGCAGACTTTGCGTCCTTCACCCGCTTAAATTCCTTGCCCGGTGGCATGGACCGAAACTTGAAGTTGATCAGTTTACCAGCCTCATAGTATGGGATCGCAATCCACCCACCCTGATTGTCGGCCATGAACCCCAGATTGAAGTGCTGTATAGTCTCCAGTTTCAAACCCCGCTTGATCAGATAGTCAAATGCAGCCGGGTTGTCGAACAGGTCTTTGTGGTATTTGTCGGCATCGTCGTCGGGTGGCTTTTTGGGTTCCTTTGTGCCGGCGGCTTTGCGAAATGACACGAGGTTTTCGTTCAACTGGTCATTGAAGTGCCGGCGCAGGGTGGTCTCGTTTCCTTTCTCGTTGCACTTGTGACAGAAGTAGACGTTTTTATCGGGGTCAATATAGAGGTGAAACTTTTCATCCTCGCAGAAAGGACAGTTGGTTATGTCCTGACCAGAGGATTGCTTGATCGGGAATCCTTTGGCTTCCAAATAATCAGCAAGTTTCATTGGTTCACCCCGTCACGCTTGGCTAAATAGTCCATGTAATCGTCCATCTTGTCTGTCTGGGGTTGATTTACTGACTCGTCTATGAATTTGCTTTGGTTCAGGTATGGCAGGGGGCCAGGAATATAATCACCTCCGTTTTTTGTCCAATCCAAACTTTTTTTCTGTGCCTCAAGAGTTACCATCATCACGGCCAATTCTGGTAATATTTTAATTTTGGTTAAATGTCTCCACTTTGCCAGACACACCGGCTTACCCTGCTTCCTTCTCCCTGGATAGGCTTTCCACCAAATTTCAAAATCTTCATCTACCCCGTTTCCCCGGTTCGGGGAAACAAGAGTAGTTTCTTCTCTTAACTTATCTTTACTTAACTTAAGGCCGGAGTCCTCCGGGATAACTCCCGGAGTAGTCCCGGAGTCCTCCGGGAGTTCTCCATCATAAGCGGGTATCTTGGACGGTGCTTCCCTGTCTGGTCTAAGCCTTTGATTATCCTTGAATTTTGGGTATTGTATAAACCATTCTTTGTCTACCTTATAACGCAAAATTAATTCTTTTTCTGTAGCATCTTTGAAGAATTTTGCTATTTTTTCTGAGGTAATATGTTCAAGGAGGGGAACCACCATTGCCCGGAAAACTTTTGGGCTACCAGATATACGTCCTTCAATGTCAAGGTGAGATAATCCCCAGGTGAACAGGAGTCGGTGGGTATCATTTTCCAAGGCGGCTACTGCCTCATTCAATGATATTTTCTTGGAAAGCATCCTGCCGTCAGCCATTGTACCCCCACAAAAAAAATATCGAAAATTATCTCTGCTGCTTCCACGCCGTCCACCGCACCCCGACTCGGCTTATCACCCTAAACGGCCACAGGATAATCCAGAGCAGGGCGCGGGGGAGGGACATTTCAGTCTCCGTTGTCAACCTTGTCAATGAAGATTTCTGGTGGTACTGCCAATAGTTCCGCAATCTTGTTGAGGACGCGGAACGACCCCACTCCACCCTTTTCCCAAGTGATAACCGACTGTCTGCTTACACCTGCCTGGGCAGCAAAAGCCTCCTGAGTAAGGCGGCGGGATTCCCGAATAAGTTTGATTTTTGAGCCATTGACTTTCATAGTGATTCCGACCATAATCCAATTTACTCCCTGTGTCAAGTTTTTTTTTCGATGCGTACGATTTTTCTTGACAAGGCTGAAATACCCGTGCTATAAGGGAATCATCACACCCCGGCACCAAGTGGACATTGGAATGAAGCCGGGGGCAAACCCTAAAGGGGCGGACAGCCGCCAGACTGAGCCGCCCCCAGGAGGCAACGGAGATGAAGGCCATCATCATTATTCTGTTAGCGATAATTTTATCCAGTTGTGTCAGCACTCGTTACCGGGAGGCGTATGAACGTGGCGAAATCACCGCTGCGCAAATGCTGGCATTTGAACAGGTTGAAAGACAGCAGATAGCCAATGCGTTCAATGAAATGGGGGCGAGCTTCCAAAGGCAGCAAATCATCAACAATATGAACCGCCCACAGACAGTGTATGTCTACCCGATGAGATAAGGAGGACACCCCATGATGGCCCCCTGGAAACCCTACCGCACCGCACCCCACATCGCCATCCCCCCAGGGTGGTCAGGGGGGCGTGTACCGGATGAACCCGAATCTCCGCCTGCGGTGGACGAGGACGACTACGACCGTATCCAGCGCAATGGGTGCCGGTACGATGCCATCGCTGCCCTCGGAACGGTAATTTCAAGGCTGGACGAACTTGACCACGACGGCGAGGAGAGGTGGACACAACTGGCGCTGGAGATGCTTCGCAACTCACTGGAGAACGATTTGGAGGACTAACCATGTGGACCGTGATTTGCTTCTTTGTCGGAGTTATCGCCGGATTTCTGATTTGCAGTCTTCTCGTTATCAGTTCAAGGGAGAATCGCTATGACCGTTAATGAGGTTGAAAGGCTTAGGCAGCAGGAGCGGAACATCGCCATCAACATCCAGCTTTTAACAGCTAAACTCCGGGAGGTGCAGTACCGGCTATTAAAACTCCACACCGAGGAGCGGGCGCTGGATGTGCAGCGGAAAAGGGTCTGCGGGGGGCTGGGAATCTGATGGACAGAAAAAAGGGAATCGGCGGAACCGACATTAGCGCCATTGTGGGCATGAATCCTTGGAAAACGCCCCTGGATGTCTGGTTGGACAAGACCGGACAGGCTGAGGACACCCCCGACAACGAAAACTTATGGTGGGGCCGGGAGATGGAGCCGGTATTGGCTAAGCGCTATGAGAAGGAAACGGGGGTAAAGGTCTATATCCCCCCGGTGGACGTTCTTCCCTATCGGCTAACGATGCCCCCGTGGTATCTTGGCTCCCCGGATGGCCTTATCAACTGTAATGAGATTGAAATGGTTACGCCGGTTGCAGAAGGCGGCGTAGACTTCAAGACTTCCGGCAGACCCCAGGAGTGGGGAGAACCCGGAACTGATGACATCCCCCAGCAGTATATCATTCAGGCCGAGTGGTACATGGGGCTCACTGGGGCGCAGTGGTGGGATGTGGCGGTTCTGCTCATGGGGTTCACCCGCAAGTTTGCTATCTACCGAGTTCACCGGGATGATGAGTTAATTGGAGACCTAACCGAAGCCGGGGAGAAATTCTGGAAAGACCATGTGCTTACCGGTGTCGCCCCCGCCCTGGACGGTTCCAAATCGGCCACTGAATATCTCAAGCGGAAGTATCCCTCTAATCTGGGGCCGATGCTTGAGCCGACTGATGCTGAAATATTGGCAACCATACAATCCTATCAATACGCAAGGAACAATCTAAAACACTTGGAAAGGGAAGTTGATGGTTATGAGAATATCCTCAAAGCCTTGGTTGGCGACTTCTCAGGATTGCAAGGTCCGTGGGGTTCCATCACCTGGAAAAAATCAAAGGACTCTGAAATAGTGGACTGGAAATCCCTTGCCACGAGTTATTCCGATTATCAAACCAAAATTAATAAATATACCACCATCCGCCCCGGCTCCCGCCGGTGGTTGCCAAAATTTAAGAAGGAGGATGTATGAACGGAGATATCAAAGATGTCGCAGTAAAACCGGAACTAACTGGGGAGTCGGCAATCGTGCGGGATACCAGCGAATATGCCATGCTACTTGATTCAGCCATGTTCAACCAGGCTTGGCGCGCTGCAACTATGTTCAGCAAATCGAAACTTGTGCCGGCCACTTTCCAAGGTTCCCCGGAGTCGTGCTTTGTGGCAATGCACATGGCGGTGCGTCTCAATTTAGACCCGATGGCCGTGATGCAGAAAACCTATATTGTCCACGGTCGCCCCGGAATGGAAGCTCAACTGGTCATCGCTTTGGTAAACTCCCGCGGCCCCTTCAAGGGTCCGATTCAATGGGAACAATCCGGGGAGGGAAACCAGAGACAATGGACTGCTTACGCTACCCACCGGGAAACCGGAGAACGGTGTGCGGCTACTGTGACTTGGCAGATGGTCACTGATGAGGGGTGGAACAAGGATAAGCAACTCCGGGATGGTGGGGGAGTGCAAAAATCCAAGTGGAACACGATTCCCGAACTCATGGGGAGGTATAGGTCTGCGGTTTTCTTGGCAAGACTGTATTGCCCCGAAGTTATCATGGGACTATCCACAGTGGACGAACTACAAGACATGGATGTGGTTGAATTAGAAACTATCCCGGCGGTTGTCGAAACCAAAGTGCCCCAGGTGGAGGTTATCAAGGAGAAGTTAAAACGCACCCGCAAACCCTCCTCCGCACCCCCACCCGAAGTACCTGCGGAGGAAAATAACGCAGCCAGCGGCCCCTCATGGCTTCCACGGGCCATCTCAGAGGAGGCCATAAAGGACATCGTGAGTCTGGCGGTGGACAAGGACTATCCGGTGGAGATGCTGCTCTCGGACTACGAGGTTCCAAAATTATCCGAACTCACCGAAGAATCCGGCGCCAACATCCTGACCTTCCTGGCAGGACTGCCGGATGCGGGGTAACCAATTTCCCGGCGATTGGCCCATGCGGGTTTCGACCGGGGAAAACCTGGACCAAAGTAGCCACCAGCGAAGCCTGTGCAGTAGCACCCGAAGGTCCAGGTAGGGTATCGGCAGCGGTGCTTGTCGTAATCCGGGTTGCGAATCAGGCGGCGTGGCCCCGTGCGCCTTATCATGGGGCGATTATCTCAAGGAGGACAACATGGGCTTCTTCTGGACCAAGAATAATTGGGTATGTCCTGAAACGCGCTGGACTGCTGCAAGTGGCCCTGTCAGCCATATTAAGAAAAATATGGAGGCATTTACCATGACCCCCGAAGCCGAGAATATGGTGCTGGTGCGTCGGGAGGATTTGGAAGTATCCCTAAAGTGTGCGGATTATGGCAGCGAAAGTTGGGATGAAGTTGGGATACGAGTTGAAGCTATTGACCGCCTCAAAGCCGCCCTGGCAGGAGAAACCACGGCCCCAGAAGAATACCTCAAGCGTCCTTACCATTACATCCTGGTCTGGGATGAGGAGAGCCAGACCTGGGCCGGGAAGGTCAAGGAACTGCCTGGGTGTTTGGCGCAGGGCGAATCGTGGGCCTTTACGATGGTGCGATTGCGTAGTGCCGCCCTTGACTGGATCGCCGCGGCCCTCGACCTGGGCCAGGAAATACCGGGGGTGGAAGGAGATGCCGGACCCGAAGGAGGAGTAACCAATGAAATACTGTGAGATACATAAAGACCTGACTGACGAGCCGGAGGAGGGTTGCCCACTTTGCCGTTGTATGCAGGAGAAAGCCGACATTATAACCAAGTGGGGACGAGAAGTGCGTATTTTACGAACTGCACTTGCTTTTACCCAAACACGTTTAGCAGAGGCTCAGGGTCAGGAGATACCGGAGCCGGAGGAGGAATGATGACAGCTAAAATTCATTTAAGGCGCAACAATTCTTTTTCGTTTTGTGGATTGTATGCAGGAAGAAGG